CAGTCACGAGCTTCCAGATGGTCGACGCGTCTGGCTGTATGGCGACACCTTGAGTAAGAACAACGGCTTCGTTCACTCAACGGCCTTGGTTCAGACAGGCAGCGAGTTGCATGTGTCCCAAGGAGGCAAGCAGCTACTCCCTAATAGCGGGAAAGATCCTGACGACCCCAAGCGCGAGTTGATTCATTGGATCGATGGTGTGAAACAGGGGCCGACTCCGAACACGCTCCTTGTCTCCTCCATGCAGATGTCCGTTGGAAAAGCCAACGCTTGGGATTTCCGCAACACCCGAGAAGGGAAGTCCAAGCAAGCACTTGTGAAGGTCGACGACGCCGGCAACATGAAGTTTGTGAAGTGGAAGGGTTGGGTTCCTACTCCCCAAAAGAACAACCCTCACGTCGCGAATGATCTCGCGATAGCGGGTCCGAACCACTACACCTATGGCAAAGTGACTCACGACATCAAGCTCGCCGACGGTAGTTACTTGACCACGACGTCTCAAAACTGGGACGACGATTTCTCCAACCACATGAACCCAGACGGATCGTTTCGGTATCGTGATTGGGCTCCGATCTTTGGCAAATCCCGCACCCGTAAGGAGGTTCGCATGTCAACTCCACTCGACACGTTTCTCGAGCACCAGGGCGTTAAGGGTATGAAGTGGGGGGTTCGCAAGGCGGACTCTTCTTCCTCTTCTCCCACCCGCCGCCCACGAGTGAGTCCCGAGACCGCCAAGCACCTGGGTAAGGAGCTGGCATTTGGGTCCATTGGACCCGCCGCTCTTCTGATGGGGGCTGGCCCTCCGATCTCCATCGCGCTCGGCATCAGCGTCGGCGTACTCCGCTCGCCTCCGGTCGCCAACGCCATCAAGCAAACATCTAAGGCGTCTGCGGATCTGATGAAGGAGATCGGAGACACCAAGCTCTCCGCCATGCGTCAATCACGCGAGGCGAAGGCCAACATCCGAGAAGCTGCCAAGGGCGTCAACGACGATCTCATCAAGCAGCTTGCCTAGCACCACTGAAAGAAGGTGACCCATGACTCTATCTAACACGGCAACGCCCATCTACTACGGGCAATTCCGTGATAAGGTATCGAGGGGCGAAATTCCGGTTTGCCGGGAGATCTCGCTCGAGATGAACCGCATCGATGCCTTGATCGAAAACCCGATGTACTGGTACGACGACCAAGCAATCAACGGCTTCATCGCATATTGCGAGAAGGAATGCACGCTCACCGATGGTGAGCCGATCCATCTTCTGGACACCTTCAAGTTGTGGGCCGAGCAAATTTTTGGCTGGTACTACTTCATTGACGAGCCTGAGTGGCAGCCGGCAACACCTCTCGTGAAGGGGCACTTCGCCACCGTCACGAAGAAGAAGCGACTGACTAGGAAGCAGTATCTGATCGTTGCTCGTGGAGCAGCGAAGTCGATGTACGCATCGCTGATTCAGAGTTATTTCCTCAACGTCGACACCGACACCACCCACCAGATCACCACCGCTCCTACCATGAAGCAGGCCGAAGAGGTGATGGCTCCGATCCGGACCGCCATCCTTCGTGCTCCAGGACCTTTCCTCAAATTCCTCACGCACGGGTCGCTGCAGAACACCACCGGGTCTCGTGCGGATCGCGCCAAGCTTGCGTCGACGAAGAAGGGCATCGAGAACTTCCTCACCGGCTCACAGCTTGAGATCCGTCCGATGACGATCAACAAGCTCCAGGGCCTCCGCTGCAAGGTGGCGACCGTGGATGAGTGGCTTTCAGGCGACCTTCGTGAGGACGTCATCGGAGCTATCGAGCAGGGTTCGACCAAGCTTCCGGACTATCTCATCGTGGCTATCAGCTCCGAGGGAACAGTCCGCAACGGTGCTGGCGACACTGTCAAGCTGGAGTTGGCTGATATTCTCAAGGGAGAGTACCAGGCCGACCACGTTTCCATCTGGCACTACAAGCTAGACGACGTCAGCGAGATCGAGGACCCGTACTACTGGGAGAAGGCTCAGCCGAACATCGGCAAGATCGTCACCTATGAGACTTACGGCCTCGACGTCGAGCGCATGGAGAATGCTCCGGCTTCGAAGAACGACATCCTTGCCAAGCGCTTCGGCATTCCGGCAGAGGGATACACCTACTACTTCTCCTACGAAGACACAATCCCACACAGGGAGCAGGACTTCGCTGGTCAGCCCTGTGCGATGGGTGCTGACCTTTCGCAGGGAGACGACTTCTGCGCCTTCACCTTCATGTTCCCACTTGGGAACGGTGCCTTCGGCATCAAGACGCGCAGCTACATCACACAAAAGACCTTCGACAAACTACCCAGCGCGATGAAGTTCAAGTACCAAGAGTTCAAGGCTGAGGGTTCCCTTCAGATCTTTGACTCTACAGTTCTTGACATGATGGAGGTCTTCGATGATCTCGATCGCCATATTCACGAGGAGAAGCAGTACGACGTCCGCGCCTTTGGCTACGACCCGTACAACGCCAAGGAATTCGTGACTCGCTGGGAGCAGGAGAACACGCCCTTCGGTGTGGAGAAGGTTATTCAGGGCGCAAGGACCGAATCGGTTCCCCTCGGCGAACTTAAGAAGATGGCCGAACAGCGACTCCTGATCTTCGATGAGAGCCTCATGTCTTTCACCATGGGGTATGCAATCACTCTCGAGGACACCAACGGCAACCGCAAGCTCCTCAAGCGGCGACAGGACGAGAAGATCGACAATGTTTCCGCTCTGATGGACGCGTGGATCGCGTTCAAACTCAACAAGGAGCAGTTCGACTGACAAGAAAGGAGGTGAAGCATGGGCCTTAGTGACAGGCTGTCACATGCGTGGTCGGCGCTCACCGACCGTCAAAACACCAATCCTCTGCTGAGGAGTGGTTCGCACGGTTTGGTTTCGTCGGCGCAGCCTCCTTACCGACCGCCGGTCCGATCGACCAGCGATCAAACACTTGTCGCCGCCATCTACACTCGAATGGCGGTCGATATTTCTGGTGTCCGAATCGAGCATTGCCGAGTGGACCCCGAGAACGAGATGTACACCGGCGCGATGAAGACGGCGTTCCAGCGTTGTCTGACTGTCGAAGCCAACGTCGATCAGGGTGGACGAGACATTCGTCGAGACATCGCCTACACGATGTTCTCGTCTGGAGCTGCCGCGATCGTTCCGGTTGATACAGACAACAACCCGCTCGAGAATGCCTCGTATGACATTCGAAGCATGCGTGTCGGCACAGTCGTTGACTGGTTCCCGATGGCAGGCTTCATCACGGTTCGTCTTTACAACGAGCGGACCGGAGGCTATGAGGAGTTGACGCTCCCCAAGCGCATCGTGGCCGTGGCGTACAATCCGTTCTACACGGTGATGAACGCCCCTAACTCCACACTTTCCCGCCTCACGCGGAAACTGGCACTCCTCGACAATGTCGATGAGATCTCAAGCCAGGGCAAGCTCGACGTCATCATCCAGTTCCCTTTCCCGGTCCAGTCGGATCGTCGACGGGAACAGGCTGAGCTTCGCCGATCCGAACTCGAAACCCAGCTCAAGTCCAGTACCTATGGTGTGGCTTGGGCTGACGGCACCGAGAAGATCACTCAGCTGAACCGTTCCGTAGAGAACAACCTGCTCCAGCAGGTCCAGTATCTGCGTCAGGAGCTCTTCAATGAGCTCGGTCTCACCGAGAACCTGATGAACGGCACGGCTGACGACGCAGAGATGCTGAACTACACCAATCGGGTCATCGAGCCCGTGATGGATGCGATCACCGAAGCCATGGAGCGGACCTTCATTACGAAGACCGCATGGACACAGGGTCAGCGAGTCAAGTACTTCGACACCCCGTTCAAGCTGATTCCGATCAGCCAGCTGGCCGACCTGGTCGACAAGCTCTCGCGCAACCAGATCGTTTCGCCCAACGAGATCCGCCCGGTGCTCGGCCTAAAGCCGCGTCCGGAGGCACAGGCGAATGCCCTCGTCAACTCCAACATGCCGCTGGACGATCAGATCACCGGCGATATTCCGGAGGAGGGACCCGACCCCGCCGACGTAGCCGAGGAAGAGCTCGACGCTGAGATGGCGGATCTGGGGATCGATGTCCGATGACACGGGCACCTTATGATCCCAACAAGTACGATCCCGACAAGCGCCGTGAGCGTTATTTGCGGGAACGTGAACTCAAGGGCCGAAAGGCCGTAGTCAAGAGTTCGGGCGGATCTACATCTGCCGGGACCAAGTCCAACAACATTGGTCGAGGGGTCGCACCAGCTGTTAAGCCGCCGCCCAAGCCTCCCAATCCCGCCGAAGCTCGCGCTCGAATTAGTCGCCTGACTGCTAAGGTGTCAGCTCTCCAGAGCTCACTCACCGAAGCGATGGCGGCTCTTGCCGAGTCCCGGCGCAGCGCTGCCAAGACTGAGAAAGAGAACTCCGATGGCAAGTCCACGGCTTCTGAGAAGCAGGCTTCTCAGGAATACCGGGACAAGAACAAGGAGAAGATCAAGGAGAAGGACCGCGCCGAAGCGAAGAAGGAAAGCTCTTCGTCTTCAAGCGGGTCGTCTTCGTCGTCCTCGTCCACGTCGGTTTCCGACATGAGCGAGAGCGATCTGCAGTCTCGCGTGAATCGCATTCGAGGCCTCTTGACGAGCGCCAAGAAGCAACTCGCTGACGCGAAGAAGGCGGCAGGTTCGGTTGCTCATTCAGACAGCCGGGCATCTGTGCTTATGCATAGGGCCCTTAACGACAGAAAGGAATCCGTCCTCATGACAGACGCGGATTTTGGTGGCTGGGCCACCCGACACGACGTGCAGTGCGCAGACGGGCGGACCATTCTGCCGTCGGCGTTCAAGCACCAGGACGGCGTGACCGTTCCCCTGGTGTACCAGCACGGTCACACCTCGAACGAGGACGTTCTCGGCCACGCCCGGCTCGAGTACCGTCCTGAGGGCGTGTACGCGCACGCCTACTTCAACCAGACCCCCAAGGGTCAGGCGGCGAAGGAGCAGGTCCAGCACGGTGACCTGAAGTTCCTCTCCATCTTCGCCAACGGTCTCCAGGAGAAGGTCAAGGACCTCGCCTCCCAGGCCAAGGACGTCCTTCACGGTTCTATCCGTGAGGTCAGCCTTGTCCTTGCGGGCGCGAATCCCGAGGCCTTCATCGACCACATCGCCTTCGGTCACTCCGAGGACGGCAGTGAAGAGCTCATTGCCGCGGTTCTTGGTTTCGGCATCGAGGTGGACATCAACGATGGCCTCTCGCACGCCGAGGGCGACGACGACCGGAACCTCCAGGACATCCTGGACACGCTCAACCCCGAGCAGGAGACGGCCGTCAACTTCCTTCTTTCCCAGGCTCTGACCCACGCCGATGGCGATGGATCTGCGCTTGGCACTGACGACGCTCAGGTCGCTGACGCCAAGGCCGCCGAGGCCAAGGCTCAGGCTTCTCTGGCTGGCGGGGCTGACGCCTCGGCTGCCGAGGGTGGCGACGCCGCTGAGGGCGACGAGGGTGGCAACAAGAACGCTGACGAAGACGGCACCTCTGGTGCTGGCGACGAGGGCGACAAGAACAACGCCGACGCTGTCGGCGACGGTGACAACACCGACACCGACAACAACGCTGGCGATGACGTCCAGCACGACAACCTCCAGGAGGACAACAGCATGTCGCACAACATCTTCGACGGTCAGACCGGCGGCGCCACGGGCGCTCGTCCCCAGGCCACCCTCGCGCACGGCACCGTGTCGCACCAGCAGGCGTTCGAGGAGATCATCGAGAACGCCAAGGAGGGCAACGGCTCCCTGAAGCACGCCTTCCGCGCCTACGTCAAGGAGCACGGCATGACCGTTCAGGGTCAGCTTGCTCACGCCATCGGCAACATCGACTACCTCTTCCCGGACGCGCAGCTGCTCGAGAACTCGCCGCAGTTCGTCGCCCGCCGGATGGAGTGGGTCACCAAGGTGCTCGGCGGCGTCAACAAGCGTCCGTTCTCGCGCATCAAGACCATCACCGCTGACATCACGGCCGACGAGGCCCGTGCCCGCGGTTACGTCAAGGGCGCCTTCAAGGAGGAGGAGTACTTCTCCCTCTCGAAGCGGACCACCGACCCGCAGACCATCTACAAGAAGCAGCGCCTCGACCGGGACGACGTGGTCGACATCACCACGATCGACGTCATCGCCTGGCTCAAGGCCGAGATGCGCGTCATGCTCGACGAGGAGCTCGCCGGCGCCATCCTGATCGGTGACGGTCGCTCGGCTGGCCACGCGGACAAGATCAAGGCGGAGCACATCCGTCCGATCGCGACCGACGCGGAGCTCTACGCCACGAAGGCGTACGTCAACCTCGACACCGAGGACGGCGTGGAGGCCCTGGTGGACTCGGTCATCGAGAACCGCCAGTTCTACAAGGGCTCGGGCACCCCGACCTTCTTCACCTCCGAGAGCGTGGTCTCCGCGTTCCTCACCGTGAAGGACAACTTCGGTCGTCGCCTCTACTCGGACCTCGCGGCTGTCGCTGCGGTGCTCCGTGTCTCCGAGGTCGTGCCGGTGGAGATCTTCGAGCGCGACCAGAGCCTCATCGGCATCATGGTCAACCTCTCGGACTACGCCCTGGGCATGGACGCCGGCGGTCAGGTCACGATGTTCGATGACTTCAACATCGACTACAACAAGATGATCTACCTGATCGAGACCCGCTGCTCCGGCGCGCTCACCACCCCGAAGGCGGCCATCGTGTTCCGTCGGGTCGCTGCCTCTGCGCAGAAGGTGACCCCGGTCGAGCCGACTCGCGACGGTGACGAGATCACCGTCCCGACCGTGACCGGTGTGACCTACAAGAACGCCGCGACCAACGCGACGCTCACCACCGCGTCCCCGACCCTCCTCGCCGAGGGTGAGTCGCTGTCCGTGGTCGCCACGCCCAACGCTGGCTACTACTTCGGCAACTCCGAGGACGACGAGTGGACCTACACCAACCCCGTCGACGCCTGAGCTGAAGTAGCTCTCAATGGCACGCTTTAGTGGGGCGGTCGGATACGCAACCCGTATCACGACCGCCCCTGGGGTGAAGTCGGACACCGTCGTAGAGCGTAGCTATAAGGGTAGGTATCTCAACCGAACGATTACCGACGCCAGTGACGATCAGGTCAACGTCGACAGAGATCTGTCGAGCCGTATCGAGATTGTCGCTGACGCGTTCATGCGAGATAACTACCGCAACATCAAGTACGTCACGGACGAGGACGGGGTCGATTGGGAAGTGACTTCGCGTCAGCTCAAGCGGCCCCGCCTCGTCCTCAGTACGGGAGGAGTCTACCGTGGAACCAAGCCCAGCTCAACGTAGTGCTCTGCATTACAAGTTGGCTCGTGCGCTAAGGCCAGAGGCAGACATCGATTGGGAGGACCCTGCGGTCTGGGGCGATCCCGACGTCATTCCCGTATATTTCCAGCCCGGTCCCGAGGATGAGATGCCCGTCGAAAAGCTCGTTTACGAGTACGACGGGGAGTACCTTCTAAGGGCCGACAATGGGGCGTACGTGATGTTTGATCGCTACCAGGTCACTTTTGTCCGCCAAGATCCTGACAGTCCCGTCAAGCGGCGACTGAGTGCGATCCAATACAGCTCATTCAGCCGTCACTACGCGACGTCCGGTCTCAACCATGACGTCTACGTGATCTACCACCAGTGAAAGGAATCACTACATGACCAGGCTCGTTTGGGACAAGGTCGGTGAGCGTCGGTACGAGACCGGCGTGAACAAGGGCGTTCTGTACATCCCCAATGTTACCGGGGTGTACAACACGGGCGTCGCTTGGAACGGTCTCACGACCGTCACCGAGTCCCCCAGCGGCGCGGAGGCAACTCCGATCTACGCCGACAACATCAAGTACCTCAACCTGATCTCCGCCGAGGAGTTCGGGGCCACGCTCGAGGCATACATGTGCCCCGACGAGTTCTACCAGTTCGACGGCATCGCCGAGCCTTCTGACGGCGTCTACGTGGGTCAGCAGTCCCGCAAGGCGTTCGGCCTGTCCTACCAGACCCGCGTCGGAAACGACACGGAGGGCTCCGACCTCGGCTACAAGATCCACCTGATCTACGGCGCGACCGCTGCCCCCTCGGAGCGTGCGTACTCGACGATCAACGACTCGCCCGAGGCCATGACGCTGAGCTGGGAGCTGACCACGTCCCCCGTGGACGCCGGCACCGGCCTCAAGCCGACCGCTCAGCTCGTGATCGACTCCACCAAGGTCGACCCGGACGCCCTCGCTGTCCTCGAGGCCGCGCTCTACGGCTCGCCGGGTACCGACCCGCGTCTGCCCCTGCCCGAGGAGGTGCTGGACATGTTCAGCGTCTCGTCTGTCGAGGTGACCACGACCGCGCCGACCTACGACGCCGGCACGGACATCATCACGATCCCGGGCACCACCGGCGTGATCTACTCGATCGACGGCAACGACGTCGCGGCCGGCCCGTTCGGCCCGATCTCGGAGAGCAAGGTTGTCCAGGCGCGTCCCGCCTCTGGCTACCGGTTCTCGGCGGTCTCGGACAACGACTGGACGATCACCTACAGCTGATCGTTCTCAACACGACAAGGAGATTAGGGAATGCTCGACATTATGCTCCATGGGACGGACACGCTTCCGTCTGTCATGCTCTCTTTCGAGCATTCCCTGGTCTCTGTTTCAAAATGGGAGGCGATTACTAAGCGTCCTTTCTTCGGTCACGAAGAGAAGACGGCTGAAGACACAGAGTTGTACTACAAGT